CAAAAAAACATCTTTGATACATGATATCAATAATACACCCATCGAGAGGGAGAGCCGTAAAAGCTCGCAAAACCTATTTACATTGGATTAATCAGGTAATGAATCCGGATGAAATAGAATACATCCTTTCGATAGATGATAATGATCCTCAGCTGGATGAATACCTATATCAATTTAGAGGCTATACCATTGTGCAGGGAGAAAACACTTGCGCTGTAGATGCCATAAACCGTGCAGCTAAGGAATGCAAGGGAGATATAATAATTGTGATTAGTGATGACTTTGAATGTTTCCAAAATTGGGATGAAACCATAAATGGAGCATTTGCCATTCATAAAAATAAGTTACTTAAAACATGGGATGGTACACAAATGTGGATTGTAACTCTACCCATAATGGACAGACAATTTTATGAAGAAAACGGTTACATCTATTTCCCAAAATACAAACACATGTTTTGCGATACCGATTTAACGCATAAGGCTGAGCTCGAAGGTAAATTATTATATCGCCCAAGTATTCAGTTTATTCATCGCCACTATACAACTAATGAATCTGAAAAGGATGAAGTGAGTGAGAAGGCAGATAGTACCTGGGCGCAAGGTGAAGCATTGTATTACCAACGAGTAAACGAATGCTTTGGATTGGAAAATATTGCCGATGTATGGGCATTGCAAGAAGTTGCTCAACCTCATATAGCCTGGTGTAAACTTAGAATGCCGGCATGATTGAATTAAGCGTACTTATTGCCACTGTGCCCGAACGTAAGGAAATGTTCGATTTGCTGGTGGCTGAATTTTATCGGCAAATTGAAGCAGATAATCTGCATGAATTAGTATCGATCGAATTTAATGATTCTCCACGTGGAGCCATGAGTATTGGAAAGAAACGACAATTAATGGCCGAGAATGCACGGGGTAAAAACATTGTTTATTTTGATGATGATGATTTTCCGGAGCAGGATTATTTAAAAACAATTGTAAATGCATTGGTAAAACATTCACCCGATTGTATAGGGTTGATAATACACATGACAACCAATGGCCAGAATGATCAGTTATGTTGCCACTCACTTAAATATCCGGAATGGGAAAACGATGTGGATGGATGGAGTTATGTGAGAAACGTAACCCATTTTAATCCGGTAAAAAAGGAATTGGCATTAAAAGCAGGTTTCAAGGATATGCGCTATGGAGAAGATAAGGACTATGCAGATAGGCTTACAGCCTTATGCAGTTTTGAAGTTTTTATAGAGGATAAAATAATGTTTCACTACAGATTTTCAACAGCAGAGCCGCACGCACAGAAATATGGAATCGAATAAAAAAGCAGTATTAATAAATGCAAGTTGGGGAGCATGGTACCCTAGAGGTTCGGCACGGTTGGAGCGATCGCTTATATACCATGGCTGGAACTACGATATGAAGATATGGAAGGATGAAATAATTAACGATTTCTTTAAAAAGAATTTTCCATACACCATAAAAGCTGCTGCATTTATGCAGGCCATGCTTGATGGGTACACTCATATTTTATGGATGGATTGCAGCCAATGGGTAGTACGCGACCCTAATAAACTGATGGATATTATTGATGATGAAGGTGGATTGTTTATTAAGAGCGGATACAACCTGGCACAGACTAGTGCCGATACAGATTTGAGTTGGGCAAAAGTAAGCCGTGATGAGGCTGAGAAGATGCCGGAATTGTGGAGCTGCATATTTGGTGTAAACTTAGAAACGGAACAGGGAAGAAATTTTGCAAGACATTTTATTGAGGCCTACCATGCCGGTGTATTTGATACTCCAAGAGAACATTCGGGCAGAAGCCAGGATCCTCGTTTCTTGCACGCAAGACAAGACCAAACTGCTGTATCGTGGGCATTTCATAAAAGTGGGTATGCCAAGCTAAGAGAGCCACGGGAAATACTTCACTCCTACTACCCTGGCGAAGTGGAAACTGATGAACAAATAGTAAGAATGAGAGGCATGTAATTATTTTAAATATGAAAGACTATTCACAAAACGGAGAGAGTATAATACTCGATGAATTGCTCGAAAAAATTGGAGTAGTAAAAGGTAGCTTCTTAGATATTGGTGCCGGTAATGGTTTCCACCTGAGTAATACCAGGTATTTCTTGGAAAAGGGATGGAAGGGCCTGATGATTGATGCCGACAATAAAGGCAATAATGAGGTAATGCAATTGAAAGTAACTAAGGATACCGTATTTGATTTTCCTGAAGAAGTAGATCTACTTTCGATAGATATTGATGGGAATGATTACTGGGTATTGAAGGAATACCTGAGCAGGAATCTTCATCCAAAAGTTATTATATGCGAGGTAAACAGCCAATTGCCATTGTATAGTAAAAAAGTGGTGCAGTATGATGCAGAGCGTATGTGGGATGGGAGCCATTGCTATGGCATGAGTTACCTCGCAGCTGTTGAATTATTGCATCGATACGGTTATTCAATTTATGATGTAGTAAATAATACCAATATTATAGCAGTAAAGCAAGACTACAATGTTCCCAATAAGTTGTACTCCTTCGGGCTTACCTATAGCCATCCAGAAATCCATTTTAATTTTATTGATTTATAACCATGACACACCAAGAGTACGTAGCACAGAACGCTAAGGGGTTTGAAGGCGACACCCACATTTATGCAGAGCTGGAAAAACTTTGCCAAAAACACAAAGTAGGATTAATTATTGAAACCGGTACCTACCGTGGAGCAACCACCAAGCACCTGAGTAAGCTGGCGAAGAATGTAATTACTATTGAAGTAAAGGAGGATAATTTTAAAATTGCTCGGGCTGAGTTAGAAACATTTGAAAATGTTACGGCATTGCATGGTAATAGTGCAGTGCTGATGCCACAATTATTATTGGTACCGGAGGATGGGGAACCGACAGATGGTAATATATTGTTCTTTCTGGATGCGCATTGGGAAGCGTTTAATCCTTTGTTGGATGAATTGGAAGCCATTGCCAAGGCGGGATTACAACCAGTAATTTTCATTCATGATTTTAAGGTGCCAGGGCGTCCTGATCTGGGCTTTGATTCTTATGCCGGGCAAGATTATGACTGGGCATGGATTGAAGCTGCTATTGAGAAAATATATGGTGCCGGGAAATATGAGTACCATTATAATAATGAAGCGGACGGGGCAAAGCGTGGAGTAATCTATATTTACCCAAAGGCAGTGATAACTGAGTTGGACACAGATCAATCTTAAATTCACAATTGTTAATAAATGGGCGGGGTAAGGTGTCGAAACTGCTATAAATTTGAGCACAGATGATATTTAAACTGGAGATACCTGTAACCCCGCTCGTTAAACAATGGCTCACTAAAAAGTATGGTGAAAGCCCTGTGCTCAGTACAAAAAATGCGTTGGGTAATTGTTTGATTTATATGATAAATAAGAACAGCACACAGCATGATCATCAAATTAAATTAAGCAGTTTCCCTGAGCGAATTGTGGTGCGATTAAATGCAGATGTTTTTTTTCGTTACGGACATACATTGACACCAACCAGTGTATGCCATTTTAATAAGTATATATTGGAAGAAATATATGCAATGCTCTTTTACGGTATAGACTTAGAATGCAGAATAATACCAAGCCGGATGATAAAAGATTGCATTGAAAATTTTTGCACCACTCACGAATTAAATGACGACGTTTTTTCTTATGAGCGTGCAAAAAAAGCATATTTTAGATATAGAAAGAGCCGAAACACAGTAGTAATAGGCAAATAAAAATTTATGGACTAATTGTCCCCCACGCAAAATGAATCATATTTTAAGACCAACAAAAGATCCTTTAGGCGGAAATCAAGCATTATACTTTATTCCGGATGAAGATATTACGAGTATTGATACGGCACCGGATAACGCTGTAAGTATTGATTATGTTGGCTCTAAGAAGTTTTATGAACTCGAATATGTACATGCTACATGTAAGTGTGAATACTCCGGAGTGAAGACTGCATTGGGAAAGCTATATGATATACAAGTATTTGTAATTGTAGCAGGTAACTTCAATGATAATGAAGCCATACTGGATGAGATGTTGGATTATAAATTTATACTTGCCCGTAAGGATAACAACTGTAATATTACCATACTAGGTAATACCGAGCAACCCCTTACCTACTCTATTTTATACAACTCGGAAGCAGCTGCAGGAAAAATGAAATCAACCCAAATTTCATTTATTGGCCAATGCTATATGCCAGAGAAATTATTAGACGGCACATTGCTCGTTAACGCATAAACAAGTCCTTTCTATAGTATCAGTTCATCTTGACATTTGTAGAGATGAATCATATCATTTCCAATTTACTGCGCAAGCCAATATTAATGACAAGGGAAGCCCTCATGGGATACTTGCCATTGATAGATCGTTACGTTGCAGGAACATTGAATGAAATTGATGAAAAGATGCTTCAAGACTTAGCCGTGAAAAATAAGGCTTCGTTTGTGCAAACCGACAGCTACAACTTTGAGAGTGATTTTAATACTGCTGAACCGGGTAGTACTTTAATTATGCCCATTCGTGGAAGCATAATGAAAGAGAGCTGGTGCGGTGATGCTGGTACGGCCGAGTTTGTAAACATCTTGCAAAAGGCGTTAATCAATTCAAACATTTCGAATGCCATCTTAATTATTGACAGCCCGGGTGGAGCTGTTGATGGTACGTTTGAATTGGCCGATTATATACGCGATGAATTTACAAAGCCCATTACCGCCTTTATTGATGGGATGGCTTGTAGTGCAGGATATGCCATAGCAAGTGCCTGCGATAAAGTATATGCCAGCCATGCTACTGCTCATATAGGCAGTATTGGTGTTTGCTCTAGCTTTTTGGATTACAGCAAGCGCTATGAAGCAATGGGCATTGTAGAGCATTACATTAATGCAGATGGTAGCGAGGATAAGAATAAGGCTTTCTTCGATGCAAAGGGAGGGGATTATAAGGCCATGAAAGAAAGTAGCTTAAATCCTATCCGTCAGATTTTTGTTTCCACCGTAAAAAAGAACAGACCAGGTGTTTCTGAAACTGTTTTTTCTGGAAAGGTTTATATGGGTGAAGAAGCAATTACCCTTGGCTTAATCGATGGAATTCAAACCTTGGAGGCCACCATCAACAGTACACGCTTACTCAGCAATTCAAATTCAAATTATATGTTCAAAATAAAAGAAATCGCAGCTCTCAAGGGATTGGGTGCTGATGTTATTACTGAAGACCAAGTGGCAGCGGCCAACCGTGAACTTCAAGAAATTGGAGTAACCGGTATTGAATTATCCATTGCCGGAACTGTAGCTACTAATGCAGATCAGATCACTAATCTTCAGGATGAGATTACAGCGTTGAAAAATGATGTAACAGCAAAAGATTTGACCATTGAAGGTTTAAATACCAAGGTTGAAACCTTAGGAAAACTTTTGCCAGAAAGTGCTACATCTCCAATTAAATCAGGAGCCGATATAGTTGACCATCCGGAGGAGTTGAGCGAAGTAGATAAACGCATTATGGAGCAGGCTCAAGCCGAATTGAGCAAAACAAACCTTTAATAGAATAAACGCCTGTAAGGGCATATACAACATAATTTAATTTTAATTTTTATTTAAAAATGAGCTTAGTAATAACAGACATCGTAACCTCCCTTGGTGATTACAGTCGCAAATCGAGCCAACAAATTCGTTCGGCAACTTTGGGCGAAACCCAAATTACGAAGTACTTCACAACTGTTACAGATGTGGATGATGAGTATTGGTTATCGCATACCATTACTGACCGTGTGGTTTTTGGTTTTAAAAACGTGTGGAATGCTGCTGGCAATACCACCTTTAAGCCAAACTTAGTTAAGGCTTATCATTTTAAAAGCAATATCTCCATCACTCCATCGAGTGTGTGGAAGAGTTGGCTTTCGTTTTTGGCTAATGAGAAATTGGATATTACCCAATACCCAATTACCAAATACATTACTGAAAATGAAATTGGTAAAGCAATAAGCCGCGACCGCGATTACTTATTGTGTAAGGGCGTTTATAACGCTTCAACCTATGACACCGTATTTGGTGCAGCTTGCGATGGTATCAATGAAAAATTGCGCCAGGGAATTGTTGATGGTAGCATGTACCGTATTCAATTGCCAACATTTGCCAGCAACAATGCAGTGAGCAATGTGGAGCGTTTCGTGAAAAAAATCCCGGTGGATGTACGTGACATGATGGATTTCATTTTCATGAACACCAGCGACTTGGATGCATACAAGCAAGACTATCGTACCTTGTACGGTCAGAATGCCGATTATACCCGTGAGGGCTTGATTAAAGAATACTTCAGTGGATTACCATTGGTAGGATTGCCACACTTGGAGCAAGGAAGAATTTGGACGACTTATGCCGATAATCGTAAGCGTGTGGTGAATAAAACCAACCAACCCATCCTTACCGATGTGCAAAAGGCTGATTATGCTGTAAAGGCATTCTACGAATGGTTTGAAGGATTAGGATTCCACATCAACCAACATGTATTTGTAAGTGTTCCTCAAAACGTAGGATACGATAGCGGATTGACCAGTGATACAACATTGTATTTCCCTGCAGCCGACTTAACGTAAGAGAAGCATGGTTGAGATAACAGTAAAAGAGGCATTGGAAGGCTCTGTGTACAAGGTACACGGGGCTTTGCCAATACCTAAAAAAAATGAAGGTGTAGAAGCCAAAGAAGTGGTTGAGGCGGAATTATTGATGCATTATGATGCTGCTAAAAAAGAAGCATCACTTGTATTAGATCCAAAAATGCCAACTGTAATACAAGGGAAGGAAGTGATAAAATACACCATGGCTAGAGTAAGTGAAGTGCCTCATCCGGAAGTAGGCAATAAAATATACTTCGGGAATTTTTTCATAAATATTAAAAAATAATTTTTACCATACCATGGAACCAGAAGACGTATTATTTACAGGAGGGAATAACACTCCAGGACTCGCAAAGCAAGCTTTAATGTATGCTTATGTAGAAGATATATCATCAATGCAATGTGGTTGCGATGACAGTGCACCCGCACACTTCACTGATATCGGAACGATGCAAGAAGATATTGTAATGAAAAGTGGTAAAAGCTTTCATACAATTTATTTCACCGACGAAACCGCGGACTTAAACCACGAGGTAGTTGGAGAAACTGATGGCAAGGCAATTAAGAACATTCTTGATTTCTTCCATCCGAAAGATCAGGCCCAGTTCTTAGGCTTCTTAAGTGAAGCTAAAAATCGCAAAGGTTTTGTGTTCATCGCTTACGATAAGGATTGCAAAAAGCGTGTGTTTGGTAATACCTGCACTCCTGCTAAATTGTCAACCGGTAAAGGAGGAACCATGAAGAAAAATGGCGAACGAAAAGGAACTACTATTTCATTCGAATACACCGCATCTGATGTGGCACCTTATTTCGAAGGAAGAGTGGACTTAGTAGGAGCCGGTTATAGTGCTGGATCAGAGAATGATTTCCAAACACTATTTGTGAACTAGAAATTTGTCATCATTACAATAAGATTATGAGGGAGCATCCGGAAGGATGCTCCCTTTTTGTTTGCGTCCTTTCGTTGCAATTGCAGGGGAATTACATTTGTGTAACATGAAAATCAACGATATCAAACATAAATACTGCCTCAATCTGGAACACAGAACAGATCGCAGAGCTCATGCAATTGCGCAGTTTGAAAAACACAAAATTGAAGGGGTTGAATTTGTGAATGCCGTGGATGGAGCTGCCAATAAATACAGTAGTATTTATTTACATATCACCCCTGGTGCAATTGGTTGCTACCATAGCCATTTGCAAATATTAAAAAATGCTTACCATGCCGGGATCAATGAATTTATTGTGTTTGAAGATGATGTGGAATTTTCGGGCGGTTTTGATATGTTTATTGAGTCGCAACTTACTGCAGTACCTGATGACTGGAATTTCATTTATTTAGGATGGGCAGATTTCAAGGGCTTTGAAGATGCAATGAAGACAAGTATTAATGAATGGGTGTGCAAGCCACTCAATCCTTATGGCCTATTTGGGTATGTTGTAAGAGGAGGACAATTTATGGCTGAGCTGATTAAGTTTTTTGAAGCCAGGATAAATGATATACAACGACAATATGATGAGTACCTGGGCGATGAGTACTGGCCCAATACCCATTATAAAATGTATGCCCTGATTCCACCCCTAGTGCACTATGCATCCATGGGAACCAATATTCAGAACTTTAAAAGATCATCGAGCAAATGACAGATATAGAACAATGGCTCTCCGGAGAGAGAGATTATAATGCCGGTGTAATTTTATACCAAAATTATGGCAGTAACCATAATTTGAAGAAAGCATTCTGGAGAGGTCCGGATGATTACAATTTATCGAAGCTTCCGTATGAACTCGATTTGATTAAGCATGAAGGGAAACCGGTTCAGGTAATTACAGAAGTGAAGGTTTCTGAAGTAAGGCAGTTTTCCAATGAACAACCGGCAAAGGTTTACAATGAAAATATAGTTCCGGAGAAACCAGAAAAGTACCATGAGATTCATAAGCAGGCATTACTTTTCTATAAAGAAGCATCGCATATTCACCAAACACAATTGCGATCTGATTTACCAGTGGAGCAAAGAGCCAAGGCAGTGATGAGAATTATGGAGCTGTTTAATGTGGAGATAAATCCACGATTTGCATTGGTAGATTATTTTAGTCTTCACGGTAAGTGGCCAGAGGAAGAGCAGGAGGAAAAAGAATTATCACAGGGAGAGCTGTTGAGCAGGAGAAACACCCTCAGGACGTACATAAGCAAATTTGCTAACCATGGAGATAAGATACAGAAGGTAGAAGCATGGAAGGCTGAAATGGAAAAAATAGAAGCGAAATTAGATGCCGATGCCGGTAGCGTGAGGGTTCAATATTTTCTTACCACGCAGCTCAGTAAAATGCATGATAAGATTAAGGACATTTTAACGGTGCCACAACCAGGCGAATGTGAAATGTTTTTTTCCGGAGGAAGATGGAGCACCCATGATTTGATTAATTACTTCATTAAAATTACTGGTCCGTGCAAGGTATATATTACCACGTATGCATTAAGCGATAAGGCAGCCACAACCTTGATTAATTTATTCGACTCCGGATTGATTCAGGAATTCTACTGCATACTCGATGCCCGGATGAAGGTAAGGAACCCAAATGTGTTGAGCCTGATCAATCATAAGTTTTCAAACATTAAGCAGAGTAATTGTCATGCGAAGGTTACTGTACTTCAGAACGAAAATTATAACCTGGTAATTATTGGAAGTGCCAACCATAGCAATAACCCACGAATTGAAGTGGGTACAATTTTTAATGATGCGAAAGCTGCACAGTTTTGTATCGATGTAATAATTGATGAGTTAAACCATCGTAAACCATTTGGCAGATGATATCGGAAGAGTTATTAAAGGAAATAGAAAAATTCGGAGCTCTTGCATTCACTCCACAACAGGTGGCTGTGGTAACAGAAATACCTGAAGAAGAATTTATGAATGCATTGGAAGATAAGACCAGTGAAATTTATCGTTCGTATTACAAAGGAGTTTATACCCGGGAAGCCGAGTTAAGGGCTGTAGTATTTGACCAGGCATTAAGTGGATCCACTCCAGCGCAAACGATTGCCAATAGTTACATTAATAAATTAAAACTTGATCTAATTAAATAATGGATTTAAAACGATACGAGAAAGAAACCACAGAGCAGCTGCTTATGCGGTATTCTGTTGATACAGAAAATGAAGTAACGCTATCCGCTACTCAGATGAAGATATGGGAGCGCTGTGTGTTTGTTGACAAGCAGTTTCAGGATTACTATAACAGTAATCAGATAGCCACGATGATAACCAAGCGTTACGGTCTTGGAATTCGCCAGGCCTGCGCAGATGTTGCCCTGAGTCAGAAAATATTTGGTGGAGTAAGAAAGCCAAATGCGGATTTTGTTTCTGCTTCATTTTTGGATAAACTGTTGGATGCTCTCCGTAGAGCCAAGGCCTCAAATGATTTGAAGGTGGAAGCGGATCTGTTGAAGAGTTACCAAAGATATGCAACCGCTATTTCTTCCGTTGATAATTCTGTTCCGGAAATACCTAAGATGGTAGTAATTGTTACAAGGCCTGAAGACATAGGATTGAAGCCTGTGAATATTGAAGCTTTAAAAAGAAAATATGAACAACGAAATACAGACAATATCCCGGACGCCATTATTGTCGACCCTACCTGAGGCGACTACAGTAGAATATTTTAACGAGCCTCAAACATTAGCCTGGTTGGTTGATGCCAAGGAATCTTATTTCATTTGGGGAAGGGGAACCGGTAAGACACGTGGAGTGCTTGCACCTAAGATCCGGAGAGATGCAATTGAAATGCCTAGGTGCCAGATATTGAACGTTGGTGAAACCTATCAACAAATTCTTACCCGGACATTACCCTCGCTGATCACTGGACTCGAAGCCGTAGGACTCTATGATAACGTGCATTTCGTAGTTGGGAAAAAACCAGATAAAAAAGCTGGATTTAAAGAGCCATTCGAACGTCCAAAGAATTACGACAATACACTCACTTTCAGATGGGGATCCTGTTTGAATTTTATAAGCCAGGATAAAAAAGGAAGCAGTAATGGATTGAATACAGATGTTCATGTTGCGGATGAGGTAAAGTATCTGGATTATGAACAGTATCTGGAGGAAACATATCCAACTCTCAGGGCAAACCGTCAGCGCTGGGGTCATCTTCATTTTCACCGCTCGATATGCATGACGACTTCAATGCCAACATTGGCAGATGCCAAATGGATACTGAAGAAGGAAAATGAAATGGATCCTGAGTTGATCAACCTGATTATTCATGTTCAGATAGAGTTGAATAATATGAAGATGCAGTATGAGCAATTGGAAGGAGGCGCTAGTCCACAAAAAGTTTCATTATTGGCTGATATTAGAAGATGGGAAAACTACTTGACAGAGAAGTGCAAGAAGTGTGTGTATGTAAGCTATGCAAGTAGCCTTGATAATGCACACGTTTTGGGGGAGGATTACATCGCTGATATGCGTAGGACAATGCCAGACTTTATCTTTAATACAGAGATATTGAATATTAAGCCACAGTCAGTTGAAGGTGGTTTTTACAATGGCTTATCCATCCAACGTCATGGATACAATATGTATGATAACAACTACCTTGAATCACGTGGGTTTAAGGTGTTAAATGATACAATCAATTGCCTTCAAGATGCCGACATTGATAGATCACTCCCGTTGCGAATAGGATTAGATTATGGTGATAGGATTAACTGTCTTACTGTAGCCCAGCAGTTACCAGATAATACACCGGCAAAAAAGAAAATTCGGTTTCTCAAGAATTTATATGTGACAGCTCCAGCAATGTTAGCAGACTTGGCTAATCAGTTCATTGAATACTACAGGCCATTACCGAGGAAGGAAGTTTATATGAATGCAGATCCTCAAGGAACCAAAGGAGTAGCGAACAGTTATGATACATGGAATCAGGATTTTGCTAATCGATTACGTAAGGCAGGATGGAAGGTAATTGATGTAAGCAGAAGAAAGTACCCGGCACACATGGCAAAGTATTTACTATGGAATAGGTTACTAAATAGCAATGGGGAAGAATGGCCAAGGGTGGAGTTTAATAAGCATAACTGTAAGGAACTACTGATCTCGATGTTGCAAGCTCCAGCGGAAGAGAAGAGAGGAAGAATAGGGAAGGATAAGAAAAGCGAACAGAATAAGAATACCCCACAGGAAGAAGCTACTCACTTAAGTGATACTGCTGATATGGTAGTATGTGATCTATTAGAAGATAGGATAACTAACAGGCCCGAGTTTATGTCTATGATGTAAATACTTGGGCGTTCCCTTACGGGCAGGCTATTTGTAACTCCCTTTGGTCGGTCCTTCGGACTAAATTACGACTATCCTTAACGCACCCTAAACACCAGAAGCTGGAGTTTAGGGTTAATACATTC